GATAAGAGCATCTTGTTTAAGAACATCTGCCGTAATAAGAGCAGTATCTTTGAAAATATTTATATATTCACGTGCACCTTTGAGCATGACTAACCCCATTTTTTCAACAAGTTGAAATGTCTCGCTATGTACTGCAAGAGTCAGAGCTGCGGATGTAGAAGCGCGGCCAATAAAACTTTTAGCATGATTTTTAGTAGCACCAACAAGTTTGCTGATCTCTTCCTTGACTATATCTCCTGGGCTTAAGCTTTCAACATTAACCACATTGTTATTATCAAAAGCTTCAACTGTCTCATCTATTTGTATTGCCATTTCGGATAATATACCAGCTGCATCTATTTCAACCTGACTTCTTTCTGGTTCATTTGGATCTTCCATCTTAACTAATATAATATATAAATAGATTTTATTTATAAGAAGCATTTACTTGTAAATAAAATGATGATATCTAGTAAGATTTAATTATCTTCTTTACTAAATCCGTAGTTTAACTTAGGGAGTTGTTTAGATTGTTTCATTAATTTAGGGTGCGACATTGGTTCTGGCATCATGCTTGCATCACGTATATATTTGTTATGTGAAATAAGTGTAGAGTATGTTCGGGGAACAGCAAAGTCGAGTACTAGCTGGTTTAATTGAGAAATTTGTTGCGGTATGTTTGTTTCATTATTAATTGAGTTTTGCATGAAAATACTTCTCATAATAATATGAATTGTATCAACATTTTGGTCTGCTATTACATATTGACGGTTAGATTTATGATACACACCTGATTTGATACCATTTTGAATAATCTGAACATTTTCTCTTGAAAAGAAGGATCTAGACAAGTTCGTGTCATTCCATTCTCCTTTAGTTGCGTCCCTAAAGCTGATAGGTATATTTACAGGCATTTTATCATATAATGTAAATAATGCTTTAGTATCTAGCTCTGGTTCAAGAATATTTACACGACCATTTGCTGTTTGTGGTATAGGGTTGTTCATTATATACCTCTTTATTATTATATACTATATTATAATTCTATAAATTATTTTAGACGTTGCGTAAATATATGTTGTATATGTATATAAGAGCAAATCTTTCGATATGTTAGATAATTTAGGCCCCTTTCAAAAAAATGTTATAATTGTTTCATGTGTCCTACTTATACTAGCATTAGCAGTACTTGGATATGTTTTGTCAGAAGGTACCGTTGGAAATAACTGGCCGCCTAGCGTTTCAAACTGTCCCGATTATTGGGAAGATCAAAAAGGAGACGGAAGTAGCTGTTGGAATGTGAAACGCTTGGGTAAATGCGGTAATGGTCCGTATAATTATAATGGTTGGACAAAGTCGAAGAATGCATGTGGAGCAAAAAAGCTCATGGACCAATGTCACTTAACATGGGACGGGATTACAAGTATAGATCCTTGTTCAGATGCATACAAAAAGGCGTCTAAAGCAGCCGGAAACTGGTAATTATTTGTTTCAAACAACTATTTATGTTGTTATAAAACAGACATAAATATAACCAGTTTACAATATAGTATGAATATACCTGATATTAATACTATATTATCAAGAAACGATATATACAATCAAATCTGTGAGTTTCTTCGAGATTTTGAAAAAAATAAAAATGATCTTACTAGAAAAAGAGCAATCTACTTATACGGATCTCCTGGATGTGGGAAAACAACATTTGTAAAGAACCTACTGGAAGATATGGGGTACGACAGTCTTGTTTATGATGCAGGTGATATTAGAAATAAAAGTGTGATTGAAAACATAACAAAAAATAATATGACAGATATTAATATTATGAGTTCATTTTATGCTAAAAAACAGAACATAGCTATTATTATGGATGAGATTGATGGTATGAATAATGGTGACAAAGGCGGGTTGACAACATTAATCAAACTTATTCGTCCTAAGAAAACTAGAAAGCAGAAAAAAGAAGATATTGCAAAATCGCCTATTATATGCATAAGCAATTATCATTCAGACAAGAAGATCAAGGAACTAAAAAAGGTATGTGAAGTGTTTGAGCTTCCTGCATTAACCCCAGGGAACATTTTTCAAATCACAAACAAAGTATTACCCGATCTTCCCGCAAATTACAAAGAATATATTTCAAATCGATCACAGGGAGATCTTAGAAAGTTATCGCAAATATTCACAATATGTAGTCATAAACTGAACAATGATGAGCCTCTCCCAGAAATAGAGGTATTAGACATCATTCTTCATCCCAAAACATTTAATGAAGATACTAAACAAATTGTAAGTAATCTTTTCACTACGCCATACGTGTTAAATGATCATCTAAAAATTATGAATGAAACAGATCGAACAATCGTGGGTCTTTTATGGCATGAAAATATCATTGATATGTTAGATGAAAATAAAGCTTCCAATGAAAAGTTTGATATTTATATAAGATTTTTAGAAAACATCTGTTTCGCAGATTACATCGATCGTATTACATTTCAAAAACAAATCTGGCAGTTTAATGAGTTGAGTTCTTTAATCAAAACTTTTTACAATAGTAAATTATTACACGATTATTACAGAGAAACTCCGTCAACCAATCGATCCGAGCTGTCAGAGATCCGTTTTACAAAAGTATTAACAAAGTATTCAACCGAATATAATAATTCGGTTTTTATACAGAATCTTTGTCAAAAAATAGGTATGGACAAGAAAGATATGTTTGCTTTTTTTCGTTCTTTTATGAAGAAAGACGATGTTACAGAGTTGTCACTTCTTTTTGATACATATGAGATAAGCAAGTTAGATATTAACCGAATAACTAGGTATTTAGACAAACATTCGACAGAACAAACGAATACATCATGTGGAGATACTGATTTTGACTGTGCGGATATGGATATTGATATAAACGAATAGTTAGTTAGTTAATGTTTCGATAAATCAAAACTAAAATAATATTATATTATAGTAGTGAATATTATATTATAATGGCGAGGAAAACGTTAGATGATAAGAAAAAAAGTAAACCCAAGAAGAAGACTATATGGGACAAAATAAAGGATCTTTTACTGGCAACAATTAACCACCTCATAAATATTCTTATTGTGATATTTATTGGTGTATTTAGTATTACGCAGTTCAGATTAACCCAGACAAAGCTTTTTGCTGATTGTATAACAGCAGAACCATATACGGATGATCCTCTTGTCCCTGAAGAGGTGCATTTGGACTTTATTTCAAATAAATCGAACTCGGGTGATATGAGATCTATCAAAGCATATTACCCCGTTAAGCATAACCAAGATATTATAAATAAATCTTATCTATTTAAGGTGATAAGAATACTCACCAAAGATGCTAATTCGAATGCAATTGGTAATTATATGGGAACAATATTTGCTGGTATGGCACAAAATTATACATCAGTATACACATCAATAACAGGACTATTTAATTCCATATTACCAGAACTTGCAATATTTTTCATTGGTTCCATTGTAATATTAATTGCCCATATTATATCTATATTATATGCTACAATCAAAGGTCTCATTTCATTTTATACCAAGGTTAACATGTTCTTCTTCGAAAAAGAAATTATTGAAGTGAATGGTGAACAGCAAGCAGATTGGAAAAAAGGAGAATATGGTATGTGGGACGGTTGGTGGAACATATTGTACTCTTTACTAATCTACTTTATCTTGTTTCTTGGAATTACAATTATTGTTCCTACTTGCACAACCTTTTCATTGTTTATGTTGTTGTCCATCTCATTTACCCCATTCTTTTTATTGCGTTTTTACTCTTCGACAGAAGATATAGATGCAGTAATCGAAACAACTGCAAATAAGTTCAAACTTAGTGTTAATAATACAAGTAAACCAGGTAAAAATATGTCTGGAGGTGCAGATGATGATGAGGAAGACAAGGATGATGGAAACTCAAGTGATGAAGACAAGGATGATGGAAACTCAAGTGATGAAGACAAGGATGATGGAAATGCAAGTGATGACGAAGGAGGGGTCGTTAATGGACAACCTCTCGGTGCTATGCCGAAACGCTTCACATTATTATCTCACTTGAAGAAGTTTATTAAGGTGTATAGAAACTTTATTTTGATAATTGTATCGATATATCTTATTTTAGATATGAATACTTTCTTAGGACCATATGCAATGGGTGTTACAATATTTGCAATTATTGTTATGTGGTATTTTACTGAACTATATCAAGCATATAAGATCAAAGATAAAGATAAGTTTACAACATATTTGTTGGGATCGGGTGAGGCAAAAAAGGAGTGTAGACCTCCAAAAGTAAAAGTTGAGAAAAAGGAAGAACCAAATAAATGGTACTTTTTATGGTTAATGTAATAATTGCCACACTTATGTTATTTTTAAGTTAATTACTTAAAAATAACATAATATATATCTCTATAACGAATGGCGACCAAAAAAACTACAAAGAAAGGTAACTCTACATCAAATGATAACAAATTGCTACCTTTTGTAAGTATTTGCACACCTACCTATAATCGCCGACCATTCTTTCCTATGGCAATTGAGTGTTTTAATAACTACGATTACCCAAAAGACAGACTAGAATGGATTATTGTAGATGACGGAACAGACCCTATTGAAGACTTGGTGAAAGATATCCCTCGAGTAAAATACTTTAGAGAAGAACATCAAATGGTTCTAGGACGAAAGCGTAATTACATGCACGAAAAGTGTAAGGGAGATATTATTATATACCAAGATGACGATGATTACTACCCTCCTGACCGTGTTAGTCATGCCGTTGAAAAACTTATGTCAGATCCAAAAGTGATGGCAGCTGGATCAACCGTATTGTTCTTATACTTCAAACATATACAACAAATGTATAGATTTGGTCCTTACTCTCAGAACCATGCTACTGCAGGTACATTTGCATTTAAACGCGAACTTCTTAAAGAAACAAAATACGATGATTTCAAGGCATTGGCAGAAGAGAAAGATTTTTTAAAGGGGTATACCGTTCCTTTTATCCAGCTTGATCCATTGAAGTCTATTCTCGTGTTTTCACACAATCATAACACATTTGATAAGAAGAAGTTGTTAGAGTTTGCACCAAATCCTACATGTAACCCAGACATGAACATTACGGTTAATCATATTATGAAATCAGAAAGTGCCAAAAAGTTTTTCTTGGAAGATATTGATGAGTTACTTTCCGCATATGAACCCGGAGATATCAAGAACAAACCAGAAGTGTTAAATCAAACCAAACTTATTGAGGGAAGTAGACAAAAGCAAATGGAGGAATTACAAGAACTTCGACGTGAAACAATGGCTAGAGATGATATTAAACAATTTCAGGCAGAACTTCAACAACAAACTAACACTATGCGTAAGGATATGGCTCGTATATTTGAAGTCAATAAAAAACTTGTTGAAAAAATGAAAGCAATCAAACATCTTTTAACCGAAGAAGATAAAAAGTTGATGGATGAAACATCCAAAGCGCCTCCTATCTGCAACATTGGTATTTGCAATCCCGTTTTCCGTGTTGTACAATCCGAAAACATGTGCAATATTGAGTATCAAAGCATTCAAAACATATTTGGGTTTATTAAAAATCACGAGGTGTCTCTTGTTCTTGAGATAAATGATACAGAAAAGGTTCCAACTACTTTTAAGTGTGATTTAGAGTTTACTCCTCATCCTTCGGTGCAGCATTTGTATACTAACCAACATAACCAACAACCAACAAATCAGATTGATTTAAATAAAGCACTTGGGGGTCAACAGCATGCAAACGTTAGTGAAGAAGACGTTCAGACCATTATGGAGCAGACGGAATGCAATCGTGCGACTGCAACAAATGCATTAGGAAAAGAGGGAGGTGATGTGGTTTCGTGTATTATGAATATTGATAGTCACAAGTGTGATGATGTGCCAACTACTCCAAGTTCCAACTTATCTGAAGACGATATTACGACTATTATGGAGCAGACGGAGTGTAACAGAGCGACAGCAATGAATGCATTAGGAAAAGAGGGAGGTGATGTGGTTGCTTGTATTATGAATATTGATAGTCACAAGTGTGATGATCAACAACAGCCTACACCGCCTAGTCCTACAACTATAACACTTCAAGGACACGATATAGACGCCGTTAAGAATAAGACAGGGTGTAATGAACTTACAGCAGTTCAAGCACTAGCAAATGAGAAGAATGATGTTGAAAAAGCAATTCTTAACATAGAAAAATATTTTGCTGATGATGAGGATAATTCCAAATTTATGAATAACGTGGAGCCTAATATATCTAATTCAGATCCTGTTGCGCCACATGGTACACATAGTAATTCTGAGCCAACCGATGATGATATTCAGACAATAGTCGACCAAACTGGTTGTGATAAAGAAACTGCTGTAAATGCTCTTAAGGGAGAAAACAATGATGTTATTTCATGTATCATGAAGATTGACGAATATAAAGTTGATAGTAATAATCAAGAAACCGAAGAAGGAGTTACTTTAAGTGTATCAGAATAATTGTATAAATTAAATTATTGATATATATTATTAGGGACAATGATTACAGATCATTTATCATTAAAAACATTTTTAACAAGTCTATCTCTTGGACTTCTTCTTGTATATTTATGGGGTGCGGACATGCAAGAAGTATATGTTTATCCAACACCAGATAATATGATGAGAGTTCAATACAAAGATAATGCGGATAATTGTTATGTTTATGCAGGAAAAGAGACGACATGCCCTACCGATTCTTCAAAAATACAACCATATCCAATACAATGATAAAATATGTATGAATAATTATATGTTAATATATATATTCATATAACAATAACAGTTCGATTTAAAATGAATCTTGGAAAATTTTTTAAGACAGAATCTGGAAAACATATTATGTCTGCCATATTAGGATTTGGATTAGCTACTATGTTTAGAGTAGTATGTAAAGATCGCAACTGCCTCATTTTTAAAGCCCCTAATTTAGAAGATGTAGATGACAAAGTTTTTCAACAGGGAGACAAATGTTATACATTCAAAGTAAAAAATGTAAAATGTAAACAGGGAGTGCGTTCAGTTGAAGCATAGACACATTATTTATTATATTTTGTATTGAATAATTATAAATATAATAATCAATTATCACACAATACAATCTGTGTATAATATAATAATATAAAACTGTTAAATGGCCAATATAAAAAAATCAAAAACCAAAAACAACAAGAAAAATGCAAAAAAGAAACAGAAAACTAGAACAAAGAACAGTAAAAAAGGAGGTGTTGATGATATTTATACTCAACAACAAATGTTATTTTTAGGTGTTGAAGATGGAAATATTGAAGTAGTTCAAACGTTGATTAATGATAATTGGTTGAATGATAATATAGATGTAAACACAACTAGACCCGAAGATGATTACACGCCATTAATGGTTGCAGTTGAAAATAATAATGTAGACATGGCTGAGTTTTTATTATTAAATGGGGCAGATGTAGATGCGTCTGATGATCCACACGGAAACACGTCACTTATGTTAGCATGTTATAAAGCGAATCATATTATGACACACATGCTTTTAAATTTCCATGCAGATAAATCACTCAGAAACGTTAGACAACAAACAGCCCTATCTATTTTATTATCTTTTGACCCAATGGGTATTGTCGCAACCAATCAAGGAAACCGTTTGCTGATAATACATCAGCTTGCGGATAATTTAATAGGAACGGGTGCATTTGAAGTTGATTCGGCAGATAATGAAGAATATACGCCTCTTATGACTATATTCGGAACTCATCAAGGAAGTCCATATATAGGCGAAGTAGAACCCATAGTTGACGCACTTATCTCGTACGGAGCGGATATAACAATCAGAAATAATGACGGAACTACAGCTTATGATATAGCCGTCCGTTACGGTCATAGCGATATGATACTTAATAAAGTACGACCACCACAACAGTCAAATACCCCTATACCTATACCTATACCTATAATGTCACCCGAAACGTATGATACTTGCGAAAAAGAAGTGTACGATCCAGATACAGGCGAAACTCTTGATAGAGAAGATGCTGTAAAAGATCCTACCGGCACAAATTATTGTTATCATAGAGACACCGCAAAGCAAAAAGGGTTCAATACAGAAGCGGTTATGAAAGAGGAAGATTATAACAAATGCGAGAAACGTGTATATGATCCAATTTCATACCACCCCCTTTCGATAGAAAATGCTGTAAAAACTGAAGAGACAAATTATTGTTACGATAGAGAAAATCTTCGTAATTGGATATTGAGAGATCCAACAAACCCAATGACACGTGAGCCTATATCACAAAATTGGATACAGTCTAATTATCCAAGAGGAATACGGAACTCTCATAGTATAACAAATGGTGGAAAAAGGAAATCAATGAAATCAAGGAAATCAAGGAAATCAAGGAAAAAATCGAACAAGACAAAACAGAAATCGAGAAAGTGATAAAATAATATAATTAAGTAGTTATACTATTTTATTTAGTTGTCGTGCGTAAATATTTCATACAATCTATCTAATAAGATACTATGAGTTCTGCAACAAACATTTCTTCTTTACCAACGGATCCTGCAGGGGGTGGAAGTGTAGGAGGGAACATACAGATAACTGCTACAGAGCAAAACAACGTTATTCAAAATATGTCCCCACAGCAACAACAAGTGCCAACTGGAAATAAAAATAATGGTATTGAACTATCACAGTCGACGATTGCTGAACTTGTATCTGGTATACAAAAAATTGCTAAGACTAGGAGTTCCGAGTTACCATCACGTGACATTCCAAACAATGAAAGTAGAGTAGCTGCTGATGTAGAAGTGACTGCAAATTATATTCCAAAAAACGATAATGCTGATTACATTAACGATTACCAAAATGTTGAAAATATTATCAGAGAACAAGAGACAACAGTTGGAAAACAAATGGCATTAGAAGATATATATGAAGAGTTACAAAGTCCAATTATTGCTATGATTATATACTTTTTGTTTCAACTTCCATCATTTAAGAAATATGAACGTCGTCTAATTCCAGGATTGTTTGGGGAAGATTTCAATATAAATACGTATGGTATTCTGTTTAACAGCATTCTTATTGCACTAATCATATTTATTCTTCGTCGTGTTGTAAAAAATGCGTAAAACGACAATATATAACTATTGACTTGTTACTATAATATTATCTGTTTTTATACTAACAAGTATATTATGCCTACAAAACCTGTAAAGGCATCAAAAACAAAAAAAAATCCTGACTCTAGGCCTCGGCCTCTTCCCGGCATAATCACTGTACAAAACGTAAGTCATAAAGACAAGTTACACAACTTTATGTTGAACAACCCTAATATACGTGTTTCACCAGTTGTAGTACCTGATCAGAAATATGATATAGAATATGAAAATATAAGTAATAATATAAAACAAAATACATCTCAACCTGAACGGGTATTTAGCCCAGTTAATATACCAAGACAATCTAAACAACGATCGTTGTCTGACATGGAAAATGCGAGACGACATAGTTCCCCCATGACTATTGAAGACTATATGTCAACGATTAACGATGAAGATGACACTAACAATGACTGGGGACATCATAGTAAGAACTTTTTAGGAGGATCAAAAAATAGAAATAAAAATAAAAAGAAGCGAGATACAAAGAAAAAACTACGTAACAAAAAACGCCAAACTAGGCGTAAGAAACAACAATAATTTACAGATTTATAGTATAGATATTTTACATAATATAAATTACGAATGATAAAAAATTATATATTGAAACTGTTGGAAACTATGCCAAGAGATTTATTCCATAAAGACAAACCTCTTGATATGGATTTAATTATAGAAGGGGGGGCATTTAATGGATCATACGTTGCGGGCATACTCTATTTTTTGCAAGAAATGGAGACAAAAGGAATGATCAAAATACATAGAATTTCTGGGTGTAGTATTAGTACCATAGCAGGGCTTTTGTATATTATAGGACGCTTAGATTTGTGGGACGAACTGTACTCGTGTGGTTTATATACATTTAAACGCAGTGGACGGTTTGATGCAATGGGTGATATCCTTAAAATAATTTCAGATGTTACAGATGATGATTTATATAAATCTTTAAATAAACGCCTATTTATTACGTACTATGATGTAAAACACTGTAAACAGGTTGTTCGATGCACGTATAAATCAAATAGTGATGTATTTGAATGTATTTTAAGATCGACATATATTCCTTTTATTGTCGATAAAAATATTGCAAGACATGGAAGGTATATTGATGGACAACAGCCATATTTTTTTAAATATAAAAAAAATAGGAAGATGTTATGCGTTTCGTTAATTAATCTGATAAATATAGGAACAATTACATCAACTATTAACGTTAAAAACGAAACAAATAGCACACATCGTGTGTTAAGTGGAACACTTGACATTCATAACTTTTTCATGACTGGAACACCTACCAAAATGTGTTGTTTTAAAGATCAAATGCCTCTACTTGTATCGCTTCAGTATAAGTTCAAACAATTGTTAATGGTGGTATGTGGTTATGTTATGTATATTCTCTTATATATGACAAAACATATGGGTACTAATATTCTATCATCTTTTACCGTAAAAGCTCTTCGTGTCGTAATAGAAGATGTTTATCGATTATTTATTTTGCATTATTGTGTGTAAAATATACTATATAAGGTCTAGTATATTTTATTATTGTTTTACTTTGTCTTTTTTGTTTTATTCTTCTTATTCTTTTTTGAAGCCCTTGTCTTCTTTTTTACTGTTTTTTTCTTAGACGGCGTTTTCGTTATTTTCTGTTTTTTATCGGATGGCTCTTTTTTATCGGATGGTCTATATTTTAAAAACCATTCTTCAAAATCCTTTGAACTTTTGTTGACCTTTAATTCTTCATACATTTTCATTTTTTCAGCTCTCATGTCTTCTATTGTTTCTTGATAACCATAACAATCTATGCTGAACCTTTTCAGCACACCTTTTTGTTGTAATCGATTTCTTTCTTGAACTTTGTATAAGAAGTTTGACATACACAGTATACGATTAAGGTCATAATAATTTCTACCTGAATACAAAAATGCCAAGTACATGCTCAACATAGTATCAATGGTTGCTATTTTTACAGATAATTTATTAATTTTTACTTTGTTATAACTATGGCATGCCATTGGCTCGTAAATAAATGCAACGGTATCACTGTTTCCAACTATAACCTGGTAATGTGCTGAAATAACTTCACCTACGCACGCTTTCTTTACTACTTTCACTCCTTTCATACCCTTATCTTTTATTTGTTCGGCAACAATGTTTGCGGTTGTTTCAGCAGATTCAGAAAACACATCAAAATCTGGTAGCTTTTTAATTTTGCGTCTTGTAGTAAGAGGCATGTATTCTAGATAACTAGAAATTGCAAATCCTCCAAAAAATACAACATCTTCCTTTACTAGTGTTTTCCTGACAGTGTTATATATTTTGTTAACATCTTCCTCGGTATATTCAACCTCTTTTGAAAGTCCACGCTGAAAATCAACCTTCTTGCAATTGTCTACAGTTAATGGATGATATTTATTTAACAACGAAAGCCTTTTCATAACCTTTTCCCATCTACCAACATCTCCTTCTGGTCGAGAAAGTTCTAGGTACATAGACATACGTAAATAATTAGGTGGACAGTAGTATATACCATCTATCTTCTTTGCGTCTTTTTGCAACTCTTTATAAATATCTTTGTGTAGATAAGTGATATCAGCCATGCCTATAAAATTAACAAAAACCTTATATGTTCCATGATGTTGACCAGATTTTGCTTCTACTTCGTCAAACCCATTTTTACGGAATATATTGGCTAATTCCTTCGCATCTTCAACAGGGCTAGTACTGAAGAAATCGTAGTCGGCTAGATCCGTCTCTTTATTGTAAAACTGTGCTTGCTTGGGAAGAAGTGCGTTAATTGCAGTTCCACCATAACAAATTAGACGTTTTTTCTCTAAAAAACTCTCTACAATCTTAATCATACTCTGCACTTCATGTGAGTTTACTATTCGTTTTCCTTTCTGTTCATCGGCTTTATCTACCGCACTTCTTAATATTGTAAGTTCACATTCCGAATATGTCATCTTACTATCACATTTTGGATGTTTTAATGACATCGCTAATATTAATTATGTAGTATATACTATTAGATGAAAATAATATATATTACAAACATTTGGTTTAAACATCAAACTTCATTCCTTGAGCGTGGTTATTTCTTGTAGCAAAAGATAGCTTGGGGTCTTGTTTCTTTGGAGGATGAATATATCTCTGGACATATCTTAACTCTTCTGGTTTTAATACGAATGCGGTATTTGCACGATTGAAGAATTGTCGCATCTCTTGAAGTGATGTATCATTTTTTTGGTATTGTAGTGCTGACAGCTGAATACCCATTTTTCGAGATGCAACACTACCCGGGTTTGGTGCACCATCTTGTCTATCAGGAACAACAATTGTCATATTTTTCTTATTATATTTGATTAAGTCTGCAAGGCTGGAAACATTACGCATCTTGTCATTGGTTAGGTACCTCATAAACATTGCTCCACTTGCAACGTTTACGTATTTATAGAAAGGTTTTACATCTCGGTAAAACCTATTCTCATTGCATACAACAATAACAATCTTACCCTTTAATGTTAATAAAGGTGTTTCTCCAAAGTTTTTATAATTATTTTCAAAGCCGTATGTTGGCCCCAATAATTTATTTTTATACTCTTCTAATATTTCTGCCATATTTTCGTACATTTTACGATTTTTACTCATAAAACGAAGATGAATAATAATAGGATCCTCTGGGTTTGGACAACTTCCCCTAGAGAATGCATAGTTATTAATAACGCCCATAGCATCTTTAAACTCGACACGGTTATAGACTTCTTTTACTGTATATTTATCGACAGTCGATGTCCCAATTACAGGTTGGTTATCTACTGAATAAATCTCAAAATCAAGTCCACGAACACCGTCTTTTATAACATTTCTTAATGTGCATGTAGATACCATGCTGTTTTTAATATTTCCAGTACTGCAACAGTTCGCAGCAGTCTTAATATAGTAATCTCTAAACATGAACTTGAAATTTGAAGAATTGTTAATAGATCTTATGTGTGAGTTAATAGATGGATACATTTCATCATTTTCATCACATTTTCTCTCTTCTAATGTAAAAATACGGTAATAGAATACAGTCAACGATACAAGTATACCTACTATCATAATAGTAAGAACTATTACGATATACTTATCCTTTATATTTTTAATACCATCTATCATTCCTCCTACGATATCATTATTTTTCGAACTGTCCATATTACAGTACAACTAGATTTATTTTTGAGGGTATTTATGTATTTAATCAACATTATTTGTTGATAAAGAAAATATCTATTGAAAATCCTATTAAACATATCACAATAATATCTCTAGGTATAGTAAGTTATAGAATACGTTAGTTACACAACATGCCAGGTGGACTAATGCAATTAAAAGCCAAAGGAAAAGCTGGAAACATTTTAACGGGTAATCCGACAAAATCATTTTTTAAGTCAACGTACAGCAAACATACGGATTTTTCCATGCAAAAGTTCAGGGTTGACTTTGATGGTGCTAGAACTCTTCGATTAAACGAACAATCCAAAATGTCATTTAAAATACCCAGACATGCAGATCTTCTTATGGATGCTTATGTGTCTGTAAATATGCCAAGTATTTGGTCTCCGATTATGCCTCCGGTTACGGATAGCACAGATATAACCGAAAACACTGGAAGATGGGTTCCATATGAGTTTAAGTGGATTGATTACTTAGGAGCTATGATGATCGAACGTGTGAGTATTACTTGTGGTAATTATACATTACAAGAATATTCGGGGGAATATATTTTATCTGTTGTTCAACGTGACTTCCCAAAAGAGAAACAAGACTTGTTCTATAGAATGATTGGACATGTTCCAGAAATGAACAATCCTGCTAATACTGGTTCAAGAGTAAATACATATCCTAATGCATTTTATACAGATGGTGAAAATGGGTCGGAACCGTCTATTAGAGGAAGACAACTTGTTATTCCTCTTAATGCATGGTTTTCACTAAAAACCCAGAACGCAGTTCCTCTTGCAAGTCTTCAATATAATGAATTATTCGTTCATGTAACATTTCGACCAATACAGCAACTATTTAAAATTCGTGATGTAGTAGATAATTTAAATAACTATCCGTATGTTGCACCTAATTTTAATCAATCACACATGCAGTTCTACCGATTTTTACAAACTCCCCCAGATGTAGAAATAACCACCGATTCATATGATGATAAAAGAACACTGTGGAATGCTGATGTCCATTTAATGTGTACATATGGTTTCTTATCTGATGAAGAAAGAAGAGTGTTTTCTCAACGAGAACAAAAATATTTAATTAAGCAAGTAAAGGAGTATAACATAAAAGATGTTGCCGGTTCTGTAAAAATTACACTAGACACGTTAGGTTTAATACCAAACATTATGTTTTTCTTTAAACGTAGTGATGTTTTTATGCGAAACGAATGGTCAAATAAAACAAACTGGCCTTACAATTATATGCCATACGAAATATACAGAGCATCCAGTGAAACACAATACACGTCATCTAACACCACCCATCGTATTTATAGAAAACATGCCAATAGTGATGTAATGGAACAACTATACGTAGGTCCAGGAGTAAATGCAAATGGAAACATGACAGGGTGGCATATTACCGGCGATTACAGACCAGAAAACCAGAAGAAAATATTGGAGACAGCAGCAATATTATTTGACGGAAACTATCGTGAAAACTTGTTACCTGAATCTACATTTAACTATTTAGAAAAATATACTAAGACAGGATCGGGTGCAGAAGATGGATTATATTGTTACATGTTTTCATCGAACGACACTATATTTCAAACGCAACCATCAGGTGCAGCAAACTTAACAAATGTTTCAAAAATAGAACTAGAACTCAACGCTACTGTTCCACCACTTGATCCTTATGCTCAATCATTGGCTATTTGTGATCCAGATACTGGAGAGTTTGTTGGTATTAACAAGCCAACTTGGAGACTATATGACTATAACTATGATTTAACTATTTTCCAAGAAATGTATAATGTAATACATTTTGCTTCAGGAAATTGTGGACTAGCGTTTGCTAGCTAATTTGTATGTATAGTAAACTTTCCAATTATGTTTGTCTTCACAATTGGCGATACTGAAGAGAAATGATGTTTTACCTCGCACCTAACATTCATAATGACGAATATAGTCATATTTTATAATACATAAAACAACCACATGTTTTATGTATGTATATATTTTGTTAGTATATACTATATTATGTCATCAATCGTCGACTATAATAAAGATAGTAAGCTAAGATACAATCGGTTGTATAACACGAAAGCTACTATGTTAAATGATTTCACAAGAAATGCAATCTATAAAAGAACTGGGTGTTTAGACAAGTTTGGATATGCTTGCTATGGCAAGGTTGATGATTCTTGTCCTACGCCATATAAAAGCAATATTACTCCGGCTGACAATCGCTGCAATAACAAGGAAAACTCCTACTCTGACCAAAAAACCTCACCTCCTGTTTTTATGGACAAGTTTTATAATGTAATAGATCCTGTTGAAACTCGATATGACATTGATATTGATAATTTAGATATTAGAAATATGACAAAAACAGCTTATTATTATGCAATAACCACCGAACAATCTAGGACAACTACCGCGTCGTCATTAACAAATGGTTTAAAGGGTCCAATTGAGTTTATTTTAGGATCTAAATCAGATCCTGAACAAACAGTTCATTACTGGACAACGGATAATTGGATAACTACCAATGAGTTCATTGATAGGCGACAAGATGGACAACATGTATACGTTACATTACGTATTCATCAAGCAAACTATTCAGGTGGAGAAGTTGTGGTTCAAGCTTATTCGATAGAAAAGGGTAAATATCGCAGTGGTATTACAAAACATAGCTTTATAATCACAGGATATAACAGCATAACGGTAAAACCCGAGAATAATACACTAACCCCGTATTATATTGAATATCTATCAAACTGGTTTGATGTTGATCCGAATGATAACAATAAACTTTATGCTCCAATGTCAGGAGATGAGGTGGGAACTTCATGGAATAACATTTCACTTACAGAGACAGATAAAGAACTTCTTGCAAACTATATTGCATGGTTAAATGCATATTCATATAATGGTCCTACATCAGCAAATAGAGATAAAGTTGCCATTGGATTTAAGGAAACAGGTGTTCAGCTTAATAAGGCAAATACATATACATATGGAAAATCTCCACTAATCTCAACATTGAATGGTGCAACTCTTGATGATTTTATATCATCTGCATCAAAATCATGGCTTCAAGGAACCATGAAATGGAATAGTGATGCAAGTATTACGGGATCAGCCGAGTACCGTATTGCAACTATGTATACACCAGATAAAGTTGATTTTAGAATGAATGGTAATGATATTGAAATGAAAACCTTTGGTTCGTTTAAGTTTATTAAACTAATAGGTCTTACAAATATGACAACAGTTGAGGTGTTAGATGCACGGACTGAGTTGTTTGCATATCCCGGATTTACAATGACCTTTAATGAAGCAGGTGGAGCCTCTGCGAACGGTGGAGTGGGATCTGTTGGTCTGACTTCAACTAATCCTGGCGGAGTACAGTCAGATGGATGGAGAAAAATTGCAAGTTTACTAAATACAACTCAGCAAGTATTCTATCATCATATGACAAAAGTACATACAGTTAATGGCACGATAACTGATAGCAATGGAAATGGGGTTGCAATCACATATGAAGTTGACACTTATAGAGCCAGTGACACAATTACGAAAACTTATATTGCAAAATCTACATTTACAGGCGAGTGGTTTAATGGAGACTTAACTGATGCCCAGAAAATTACAAATGCGGGAGTTTTGGGGTTCAACTATAATAACACGTATACACTAGCAAATGGATCAACTCTGCAGGGAACGTCAATACCTATTGGGGTAAATGTAATTAGTGTTGAGGAAACATTTGTAATGGGTCTTAGTAAACGGTTTGCGTGGGCAATAGTTGGTTATATGATGCCCGAAACAAAGCTTAGTATGGATATTAACCAATTCTTATTTAATGATCCTGCTTATGGTTTACGCGGAATACGACTTGATAATAATTTGGTTATGGATGGTATTCCTCCTCCAGGAAAAGAGCCTTGGGAAACTATGGAAAGAAATTATTTTGGTTATGGATATAATGAATTTCGAGGGAATACTACAAAACCTCAGGGGTTTATAGGGTACATTAGTTATGCTTTCAATATACCAGGCATTAAAGTATCATCTGACTTTGTAGGTTATAAACTTATAAGAAATATGAAGGTTAATACAACGAGTGTATATTTTAGTATTGAATATACAATTCGAGGTTCATTTCACGATGCCCTTGCTGACAATGTAAACTGGTATGTATCATTTGCAACGGTTAAACCTGCAACTGGACTTGAAACCAACTTTGCGACAAACATTTTTAATATAGAAAACGGGTCTTCTGGTATATGGATTGATGAGGATACTATGCTGGATAATGGGTATACCACTCAATCCGTATACTTTTACGTTCCACAAAGTTTCCCTACTACTANTACACAATCCACGTTAAAATTATTCCAATATCATCCTGATGGAAAAGGTGTTATTTTAGATGTAACTGGGCGGGAAACTGATTACTATAATTCAACTACTAGGACAAGAGAAAAACAAGATGTTGTTACGCCTGAATACATGAAATCCCCAAGTGATCATACTTTACTTGGAACAGGAGTACGTAAGATACCAGTATCCAGTACGATGCAATGATGATAATTCTAATCTCTAATCATCTAATAATCCTGCTACAAACACATTAGGTTGTATATGGTATCATTATCGTGTAGATAAATGAACGAAATATTATCATTTAATATATATCAAATAGTATATTTGTTGATATATGTTAATTTATATTGACTATATTAATTGTCATCTTCATACAAATGCGGTATTTAATACATCATCTTCCTCGTCCTCATCGTCGCTATAATCTTCCATTGTAGTGTTGCCTTCGTTAAAACTTGATTCCATACTTTGATCTGGTGTAGTGTTGACTTCGTTAAAACTTGATTCCATACTTTGATCTGGTGTAGTGGTTGCCCATGAATTATCCGCTAATTCAAGTTCTAAGTCATCAACCTGACTTTCTGTAAGAGAAACATCATTATCAATAAGAAGCGGTATGGATTCTATATCACTGTTAAAGGGAGGCTCCGACCCTCCTTTATGTTTTTTAAAGCTCCTGCGTTTCTTTTTGTTTTTATAACTAGATGATCTCATCTTTCTGATTACTTTATTACTCTTTCTAGACGTTGATTTACTTACTCTTTTTCGTTTATTGGTTAGTTTCCTTTTTTTCATCACTTTCTTTCTTGTAGTTACCGTTTTAGATCCTACTTTCATTGTTTTTTTGTATGCCATTTGATTATAATTATACCTATACCAGTCTATATATGTATAATTAGAAAATAAGATTTTTTGGTTTTATTATTTTGATTCTTCAGAATCTTCATAAAGTGGAGGCGGAGGTATGCTTCCGTCACTCGATGAACTATCTAGTGACATTCCTATTTTAATAGGAGGGAGTGGTTCATTATCATCACTTGATGCGTCACTAATTACACTGTCAGCATCACTTTCTACGTCACTTTCATCCGGATCTTCGTCTAATTTAATGGAACTTAATGGAACTTGAGTTGGAGGTTGGTCTGGTTGTTTTTCTTGGTCATCTTCTTCATCTACTTGCGGTTCATCATCACTTTCTGATGCGTTTCGCATAGACATATCTACAATATTATCCGTCAATGGTCCTTGGCTAAACTCTTCCTCGGGTTCACCAATATTAGTCTGTGTCTTATGTTGTATCTGTTTTCCCATTTCAAAACTAATAACTTCTGCATCTCCATGCAGATGAAACGTATCTTTCATAATAATTTTTTGAATAAGTCGATGTTCTTTAGTTTCTTTGTCGTGGTCCATTGTCATTTTTTTATATTGTAATGAGTTCAGTTCCGTAACAATAGGGATTATTTCATTTACATACACCTCTGCGGTTTCACGAATAAACTTACTATTTCCACTTGAATGAAAGCTTGATACATTTTTTTTACTAGTGATAACTAGTTCAGATAATTGTTTGTTTAGTTCTGTTATGCGCTGCGTGTTCTCGGAATTATTTAATTTTTGAAGATATGTTGTCAGTATTTCTCTATATTCGTCAATTTCTTCATCTAACTTTTCATTTACAGCTTTCCATTTTTCAACTGCAGTGTCTTCATTGATAAACCCGAATAATTCATCATTTTTTATAATAATGATCTCATCAATATATTGTTTAATTAATTTTTCATTTGTCTTTTTCATCTTGTACATATCCATGATATCGCCCATTTTTAGATCAATGTTTAATTGACATGGTTGATCATTACTACCACAAGTTGCGGTCAAATGGTAAACCTTCTCTTTTTTCTTTTTATCAAATACGGTTCCTACGTCACGTGAACAACTTACACATTTGGGAGAATATTTTTGAAATGCATCCGCTAACTCTTTTTTAGACCATCTTAAAGCTATTCCGTTTTTCTTAATTTTCTTTTTTTTGTCTTGAATTGTTTGTTCATATATAGATTTTAATTCATAGTATTTATTTAGCTTTTCATTGAAATCTAATACTTCTCGGTATAGTTCTTCGCCGAAACTGTTATTATTTGTAGAAGTAACCATGTATGTTAATATAACAATATATTTTTATAAATGTATTTATCTCCAATCAAACTTAATTATAATTCATTATAATCATTTTCCCATGAAGGAAGACCGGAAATAAGTGTTTGGCTTTCAAGTCTTTTTGCATCTTGATAATTTTTGATTCTTGATAATATATAATGTTTTCTGTCTCTTTCTTTTAGCATTTTTTCTGCAGGAGTAGGCTTTCCTTTGTATTTATAATATAAAATACCGGCTGATGATATAATAATAACTACAATTCCTATAATGTTAAACATGTCATTGTAATATTCTTTTTTAAATTTTGCACATCTTAACAATGTCTCATTTAAAAAATATTTTGTGCCAGGTTCGACTAAACTTGGTTTAGTAAACTCTATATCCATAATAATTACTTTTATAATATCATAATAATTTATACACATTACATATACATACACAGAAATGGCGGAACCAAAATCACAAGATAATTCTATATTTGTAATGTTATTGTCAATTGTAGTGATTATTCTCTATTATATGTTTTTGAAACCAGTTCTAAATGTAGAAATTATGAGCAATGTAGAAACTTTTGCAAAGTTTCAAAAACAAAAATATATTATGATGATTGTGTTGTTCATGGTTCTTTTTCTAGTACACATGGCCGTTAACCTAATGGGGTTTCAGAATAAATGCGGTGGTTCATTATCCAACAATATTGGAAAGGTTTTTATAAGTACATTTGTGCCTTGGTTATTAATTTTTGGAGCGCTTATGTTAGTGTTAATCATATTTCCAGGGTTTAAAGGGGCATTTTCGAATGTAATTGGATATTACGCAGTGTATCGTGCATCTAATAAAATTTTAATTAAACTTCTTGGAAATACACAAGTAGACAGACCTCTAAAAGACGTCCAAGGTTCTGAGGAAGAAAATGCAAACATACTTGAGAAAGCATCTGATGCAGTTCTGAAACTAGTTGGAAACACCAGCATAATGATCAATCAGTTTACACCTGAAAACTTCGAGGACATGTGGAATATGATGATTCCAGTAATGAAGCCCGAAATGAGGGGTGTTGCAAATGCTCCACTTAAATCTGAACTTTTAGAACAAGTTATTTTACGTGATAATATTGGAGAGTGTTGTTGGTACTTGTATACTATGTTATTACTTCTTGTTATTGTTAAGACAATGCTAATGAAACAAGAATGTGTTACCACGCTAACTGATATAAAAGAAAAAGAGGAAGAGTTTGATAAACACCAGAGAGAGAAAGATGACCAAGAGAATAAAGACAAATCTGTTGTCTACAAGGGTTAAATAAGTTTACTTTCAAAAATATATACTGGGACGTTTTATTCCATTTTTGTATAATCAACCTGTGGTTATACAAAAATAATTGTGTAGTTTTATTACCTTTCTGATGTATATTTAGAACATTAATTTTGGTCTCAAACAATACATCTGGACAAGTAAGTAACTTATAATACCTAGAAATATTGCTAGCATCCACATAGGAAAAACTGTTTTTTTTCTAAATCCTATACCAAACTGTCGTATACTACCATCGTCTTCAAACACTAAACTAGGAAATCCATAAACAATTATGAAAAAGAACCCAACAAACAATACTATGGAATAGTATGCTGGATTTTGTAATATTTCTTTTCTGACCATCGTATATATTATCTATATAAACAAAAATGATAATATACACAAGCTAATTTACTTATTAATCAAGATATCCGGAATCCTCCTCTTCATGTCCATCATGGTCCCCGTTTTCATCATCACCTTTAAATCTTGACAAGTCATTTTCTTCATCTTCTTGATCCATTTCTCTATCCATCTCGTCTAAATAATCATCTTTTAATTGTTCGTAGTTCTCATCTGTTACAGAACCTTGATATTTCTTTTTTACATTCTTCTCTACTTCTTGCATTTTTTCTCTAAAACTTCTCTCTTCGTCGTATGTTTCCTTAACGAACGTTTTTAAACCTTTTGCTAACCCCTTGTTCCAAACGCCCAATTTCATTACCTTCATAATATTATCTAGATCAAGTTGATCCTGTTCTTCCAGTTCTTCTAATCTTGTAGTTATCATCTGTTTTTCTGATTCTCTAGTATGGAAGTTTGTGTTTGATATTTGCATATATGTTATGTCAATCGCATCACGGTGGTTTTTCATTGTAATCAAGTATCCATATAAAAGTCTTGCGGTTTCAGCCTTTAATGTTTCCATATCACTTTCTAACATGTTAGGATCAACCTCGGGGATGACTGCATCTTCGATTCTATCAAGTTCATCGGAACCATAGTTTTTAGTAAGTGCCGTGTTAATCATGTCTTTATTTTCAGTTAAATCAACATACATTTCTAAAGCATTTAACATGTAATGTTGAAATAATAGTTTACACGTATCCCTGTCTAATACAGAGGATACAGTGGTATCTTCAACTTCGATGTTTGAAAAATATGGTGTATGTTTTACAAGTTTCATGAGAGGTTCACACTCATCTCTTATTTTATTCAAAACATGTTTCAATACCGAATTATTATAGAACTTTTCAAGATGCTTATAATAAGAATAGTTACCTTCATTGATTGTATTTGTTGCGAGGGCAGATAGACCTAAACGCTTCTCGGCGTCTTTAGATCTTGACCAAGCTTCCTGATGTGAAACTTTATTCGTTATCATTTCCGGGAATATATGTGTCATATTGGTAATATATCTTTTGACAAACTCAAAACAATTATACTGTGATATTTGTATCGCTTCGATATTTTTTTCTCCTGCACTCCATGATGTAATACTTTTCAGCAATACCATCATATTCCTAACCTCCCTCGGATCTAATGAAATATTGTCTTCTATAAATCCTCCTACCTTATCAATTAGGATACCGTTTCTCTCGCCAAGGTAATTACGAAGACTTCGTATTTCTTCTGATATTCCACCAACCCTTTTTACATCATAACTATCTAATATAATCTCTAGATGACGCTTCAGCACACCATAACTACTATCTGAACTAATACTTTCAATTATATTCATAACGTGTGTTAATTGAGTTACAGTTGTATCTCTCATGTTGACACCTACAGTGTTTTTTAAACCACTTACTTTGAGCAATCGTTCAAGTTGATTGCTATCATATACATGATTATCCTGTTTTAGTTTACGTATTTTTTCCGAAAGTTCATCAGATTTATTAAAACTATCTGGTTTGTCCCCACATATAGGAAGGATCTCTTTATCAAGTTCAACATTTGGGCTAGAAAACCCACATATATTAATAAATGATAGGTAAATGGTTTCTTCACTAAAAGTTTTCCTAAGTGGAGGATATACATTCTTTGAGTCAACCGTGCATGACATCATTTTTGCTTTTCCTAATAACTTGTTGTCACGAACAATTTTTTCAAGGACTTGAACAACTTTAATAGATGCGTCGATTTCACAGTCTGATTTTGAAAATGTTTCTATCTGCCCATAGGATGCGCCCAGTCCATTCGCAAACAACGGTATGAGTTTTCCTTTACTTATAACAGTTTCTCTATCAGTTGATGTTACTTCATTTGTCAAAAACTTAGAAATAGAACTCTGTGGGTAAAGAGAGAAATAAATAAGCTTTCCCTCTATAACTCCTAACTTCTTCCATTGGGATGGACTTCCTACCTTTAAATCACTAATAAATAATTTTCTATATTCCTCTGTGATATTTTCTAACTTAGATGTGTTAATTTCTGTTACGGGGGGGAGGAATGTTAACCATTTCGATATACTCAAGGTTTCGGGAACATGCTCATCTGGATGATCGAGAAGATAAGCAACTTTGTCGTGTATTTTTTGTTTCACACGAATATCATCTTTATAGTATTGTTCTATTGTCTTCACGATGGTTTTAGTTATTGACTTAACATCTTTTCGTTGTATAACTTTCCATACACCACTAGATGATGCAGTTCCTTTAACAACACATGCAAGATATTCTACACTACTGTGATCACCAGAGTTATCAAATGGATATCCGGAAAAAGAACGAATGCAACCTGGATACGTCTTTTTTGTGACAATTCCTGGTATAGAGGTTTGAATACCTATCAAAAATGCACAAATTGTTAAATATAAAATGGTGTGGTCATACAAATATTTATAAGGAATAGACTTTTCTCCGTCCTTTGCATTTTGCTTAACCTGTTCTCTGTATTCACTTTCTGATGGAAGAACGTCTGGTTTTTGTAGTATAGATGATGCCAATGATACAATAAATTCTACTAAGTTAGCAGTCTGTATACTCATTACATTTGATAATGTGACCACCACATTAAACATAATACGTGTTTCTGGGCTATTGTATAATTTTTTTAGTTGTGTAACTTTTTCAATATGTGAACTATACTTACTTTCAAAATCTTCATTAACTACCTCTCTGCTTACATTTTTTCTGCCATCGTTATTATATCCTTCGTCAGTATCAAATGCTTTTTTGATTATCTCTCTTCCGCTATTTATATCTACCCAAGCTTCTCCATCATTACTCTCTTTCCCGTATTTTCTAACTATAGTATCAAGGGCGTTCATGAATGTGGGTTTTGCAAAATCGCCGTCGTCCATTAACCATGCACTTGCAAGAGTTCGATAGTACAATGGAAGTAACGGGATTTTCGTGTTTTTACAATACAACATTTCTTTTGGATCACCATGTTCTAATTCTTGATTGGTGTGTTCTTCCGTATAGTTATTTATAAAATAAACAAGATCAGCATATTTTTTTCCGTTGTCAATCTGTTTTAATATACTATCCAATAAGGGAATATGTGGTGATTTTACCATTTCATTTACAGTATTCATGACTTTTAATCCTTCTTTGTATTGATACTCATCGTATTTACATAAATCATTAATACGTTTCGACTTTATCACATCAATATTTACATAATCACGGTTGTATTTATTATCAATATAACGAATAAGTTCATCTTTAGTTGCAAAATATTGAGCATCAAGTAATCCAACAAGGGTTTTCAATGTATTATTGCGTATGTCTTTTCTACTTGTATCCCTTGTGCTACATTGTGCATCAAGTCCGGCTTGAACAAGTGATATACATTCTTTTTGTAAATTACAATCTGTCGATGTTGTAACAAACTGAGTGGTGTTATTGATATTGTCGTCTTTTTTCCAAACATTATTTTTACGAATGTAAAAAAACTGTTCGTCAGTTGTCGTATCAAATAACATTGCATAGTCTCCGTCACGAACTCTTCTTTTACCTCTTATTAACGTCTCGGTTAAGTAATCAATATCAGGTGTGCCATTTGGAACAGCGGCAACCACTTTTTCACGAATAAGATCAAAAAAATCGTCAGGTGTCATACGAGTATGTTCAGCAGAAAACTTTTCAACCACATTTGCGTAAGGTTCGTTTTTTTGAATAAGAAGGCTGTAGTTTGTAGTATCATATTTCTTGTCATAATATATTTCCATACCATTATCTGCAACAGCTTCCGCTTTTGTAAGATATTGTTTTGTCATGATATATACTTTACATTTATCGACTTCATCATTTGATTGTTCTTTTTTATCATCTTGATACAGTGATTGTAGTGTATTATGCATATCACTATGCATTAACGAATCAATGATCTTTTTTGTCACGCCGTCGTAAAAAAGACGACCGCCGTCGATCTGAATAATACGAGATAAGTATTCACTATTTGAATAGTTATTATTTGCCTTGTTGTATTTTTCAAATATATCACGTTGCATTGCTTCGTCAATCAAAGACTTGATTTTGTTGTTGTTATAACTAACGGTGTTCCTCAACCCCTTTAATTTTCGAAACTCTTTGAGACGACTTGTATATTCTTCAATATACTGTTTTATGTTTCCTCGAACAATTCCACTGATGGTATCATAATGAGAGAACGTTATATCATCTTTTTCAATAAAATATTGCTGCAATGAAGTTAAATATTCGTTTAAACTTGTTGCGTGTTGCGTGTATGGTGCAACCATGTCCAGTATCTTTCTGGTCTTGGGTATAATAGAGTTTATATAAGATAGATACACCTCAGAAGAAGACATTTCATCTGTCATTTCTTTTGGAATGTTTAACTGATACATATTTGGGGTGGTATAATTTGACATGTTATATGCTGCACCTGTTTTAAAATTGTCGATACTAATACGATGGATCTTTGACCTTTTTGATAACAACTTGTGATAAAGTATTAATGCATTCTCTCTTCCGATTTTATCAGACAGGTTACTAGATGGTAAATCATAACTTGAAAACTTAGATACTGAATATGGAAGAGTAACAATGGATTTAATTGCCATTAGTTCTTTCACTCCAGACATTTCGCGAGGTGTTCTATCAGTTTTGTCCATATTGTCGTCTCTATCTCCTAAGAATGTATAAGGTTCTTGATATTGATACTTATCCAATCTGCATTCGTTTATTAATTGAGTGTTATTATAACGATTTGTTCTTCCCCACGAACTAGACTTAAAATTTCCAAGATTATCAACCAGCGCATTTGTGTTATTGCGTGCATCAAACGAGACAATCACATCTTTATCTTCAATATCTGCTTCTATAGAAGATTGGAATATTCTGGATATACCATCAATAAACTTTTTATAATGATTAATAAGCTCACCACTTCCGCCTTTATCATAAACATCTTTTAATCTAGACAACTCATCAACAATCTTATTTTGAAATTCTACATCAACAACGTTAGGATCTTCCACACCATCGATTTCGAGTCTTTTTATAGTTTTTACAACAGGAATGATCCATTTTACAGGATGTGACATATTTTCCAACATGTTAACAAGTGGTTTCCATTCAGCTTTGTGAAACTTAGCTTTCAAAACATTACCATATTCGTCTTTTACTGAAAACTTGTCTCTCAACTCTAAAAATCGAGATGATTCTATTTTCAATCTTAGCATACTATCGGGTGATATATCTCCATTCTTTGTATTTTTCATTATCATATCATCTAGCAGATCATCTACTTGTAGCTGAATATCGTATCTCTCTTGTGAAACAGATTTCCTTTTTTGTGTTGTTACCGGATCTAAAAACTCACCTAGCATGCGTTCATCTGCTGAAATAATATATTGTTGAATAATATTTTCTGGTCTACTCATTCTTTTATTACGAACCTTATCATCCTCTAACGTATCTTGTCTACCAAAAGGAGAAAGTGGTTCTCCCAACTCCTCTAAAGGTTCGTCATCTCTATGGGCATCGTCTTCGTCATATTGAACATCATCGTGTTGATCTTCGTCATATTCCTCATCGTCGATACCCTGGTTATCAAGTTCTTCTTCGTTATCAAGATCGGGTTTATTTTCCGGCGCATTTCTTATTTCGAAACGGTTAATTGGTAAATCTTGTGGGATACCTTTGTATCCAAAATCTATGTATAAAACCTCATTATCAGGATAACTAGTAAGCTCTATCATATCTTCGGATAAGTTAGTGATTTCTGCTGTAATAACAAATGGTGTATCGCCGTTAAAATATATGTTTAGCCATGTGCCAGGAAGAAGTCCATATTGTCGAGCATATCCGTCTTCTGGGTTTCTTTTTAAAACACGGATTGTTTGTATTGTCCCATCCCCAATACTTCCGGTGGTGTGTATACGTAATTTATGTGTTTTTGATGTATCTATATCTACAATCATTGCATATTTTTTATCAATATAGTCAACAAAAAATGTTTTATTATGGAATACTTCATTGTCCGGAGACATAATAAAAATAATATCGGATAATTTCAATTGCATCTTAGAAGTATCACCTTCTATCTTATCAGGAGGTGTGACGGAAACATTATCACTAGCTATACTTAATACTTCAGTCATTGTTATTATTCCTATATTTATAATAGAATAATATTATTTACCGTATTCCTAATTCATATTGTATTCAATTAACTCGAGTTTCAGTGTTCTTATACTACAGAGAGACCAGATAACATATATCCAAAATACTTAGAAGAATAACCCGTAGTGTACACATACTATAGTTTATAATAATAACTCATGCCAGCAACATACACAATTTCTAACGACACCTCGCCTGTATTCAAACACTTACTTGAAAAGTTACAGAATATTGAAGACACGTCTACTTCATCTAATGAAATAAATATTCCAGGTAATGCAAAAAATATTCCAGTTAACGTAAAAAATATTAACGTGATGAGATGTCCAAACACCCAACAAGAAGATAATGAGGAGACAACTACTAACTATACAAATTATAAACTTGTAAATTATAACCAAGAAAAGATGACACTTCCAATGATTGGAACAGTGGGAGTACTAAAATCTGTATTGTTCACAAATGAAAATAAAATGATCTCATTCTCGCCTCCAAAATCGCAACCATATGAAGTTTTTAGTGACATATTTGTAGATATTCAAAAGTTACAAGTAGAAGAGTTTATCGACGGAACAATGGTATCATTGTTTTGGGATGAACAAATAAATGATTGGGACATTATGACAAGAAGAAAGATAGGTGCAAATAACTTTTATTACACATATACTCCGAATGATATACAACCTACATTTCGTTCTATGTTCTATGATGCAGTCAACACATGTAATCTAAACATAGAAAGTCTAGACAACTCGAATGTATATAGTTTTGTATTGTGTCACCCGAATAATCGTATTATTACTAAGACATCTACGCCACAGCTTTACCTAATTGACGTATACGCTATAGAAAATATTATTGACAATGAGAACCTGTCATATGCCATTACTGTAGTTAACAGAAATAATACAATTGACAAAGAACCGTTTAAAGATAGCGGTGTGAAAACTCCCAAACAATTCTCGTTTGATGCGTATGCAGACATGATGTCAAGTTTAGATAAGCTCGATAACGATCCTTCTATTCCAAAAGGTTATATCATAAGAGATACCGAAACGGGAACTAGAACAAGAGTAGTATCTAAACTATATACACACATCATGACACACATGAAATGCAACTATGCTGACATGAGATATATGTATTTAAATCTACGTTCTGAAAAACTTCTAAAAAAATATCTCGAATATTTCCCAGAACACAAAGATCTATTTAACTATTATCATAATTTATTGTGTGACTATACTCATTTCTTATTTGCGATGTATATCGAATGTTATATGAAAAAAACAAAACCACTTAACACTTATCCGTCTAATGTAAGGACACACATGTTCAGTATCCATAAGATATACGCTGACCGCAATAAAGAGAAATCAATTGATATGAAAGATGTAATGACATACGTAAACAATATGGACGTCCCTCTCCTATATTCAACCTTGTTTACTATTTCAAACAATTAATGTAACAGCGTTATAATAACTAACTACTTATTGATGCAAATGTAAAATAAAAATATTTACATCAATATATTTTTTACAATTATATTTTTTTATTTAAAACATGGTCATCATGTTTTCATAGACACTAACCATGTTGTTTAATGATTCAATAAGGTGTGCTGCAACAACCGACTTCTCGGTTGGTTTACGGTATCCAAGCCTAACCATTATATATGTATGATGAGGGTGGAACTTTTTAAATCCACAGAATGTTAATTGTTTGTCTCCGTCATAATGTGCGGAATACAACAAATATTGTAAGATCGTTCCAAGTGTATAATCTTCGTCATGAATGATAACATCATAACCATTCTGAACAGTGCTTGTTGTTGTCTGAATGTCAACATCTTTCATATTCTGTTGATCTTCGGATGATCCAACAGTTGCATTTTTATTAGGTGTTTCAATAATAGACTTAATTATTTTTGCCTTCCGGATTAGACGTTCGCACGCAATCTTAAGAATTTCCTTACATGTATAGACCCCAACAGTTTTTACAGTGAAATCGAAACTATTTGGAATAAAGTATCTCTGTGCGTCAAGAATTTTCCAGTCTTTCATGGTTAGTTCAAGATTTTCTCCTTTTACTCCCGAATCTTTCAACTCTTGTTCTTTTATTTTATATTGTTCATTTACCTTGACATCATCTTGGGTATTTCCATAACAACATGTTGAAACCATATTATACATACTGTTATCATCAACAGTTGCGATAGATAGGCTTGAGGTGAATACAATACGTTCTCCATGTGATGTGGGGGTAAGACGAGGGCGAAGGCGAATAATATCAATATAGTATCCGGTCATAGGATTAGGCGGAAATATGTCACGACTATCATCATCACTTAGATATGTTTGAGTTTTGTTATTTCGAATTTTAATATCTTGTGTAGTAACATACATTACATCTTCTGTTTTATTTTCAACATCAACCTCAAGTTCAAGTTGATCGATGGGGGTTTCAAGATCTTCGATATGCACCGGAATACATGCAAGTCTTTGTTTAATAATCTCGTTGTTAAATTTAGATGTATTTATTGTTATGTTGACATTGCACTGATCGTGTGGAAATGCCTTCATTACCACACACGGAATATCTGATAGAATGGTTCTACGAAGACCATTTGCAATTGTACAATCTACACCACTTAGAACAAACTTAATCTCTGCATTATTCTCTACTACGTTTGAAACCTTCATAATGATATATAGTCTTGCTATATACTGTCTATATATTAATTGCATACCTAATTATTGGCATAATTGGTTCAATTTGTAGTAATTAAAGTTTCAGATATTATAATAAATATTTAAGTTTTATATAACAACTTAAATACTTTAATACGACATTACTAAATGAGTAATATCCTTTATTACAGTAAATATTGCGAACATTCTAAAAAGCTGTTATCTTATATAACGACCAATAACCTTCAGACTTCAATACACTTTATATGTATTGATAAACGAACACAAGATCAAAAGGGGCGTGTATACATTGTTCTTGACAATGGCGAAAAAATAATCATGCCTGAAAACGTTCAAAGTGTACCTGCGATGCTTTTATTAAATCAGAACTATAAGGTTGTTTATGGTGATGAAATATATCAAATCTTAAAGCCTATCGCCAAAGAGTCTGTAAAAGTAGCCACGCAAAATAATATGGAGCCTTCATGTTTTTCTTTTGATTCTGGAGGATCTATGCTGGGAGTAATGTCTGATAATTTTAGTTTCCTGGATCAAGGAACAGATGAACTTGGAACAAAGGGGAGCGGTGGACAACGGCAAATGTACAATTATGTTGGTATTAATGAATCAGACGGGACAATCCAAACCCCTACAGATGATTATGATTATTCAAAAGGATCTGGGGGTTCTGAAATGACAGTAGAACAATTACAGCAAATGAGAGAAGAAGAGTTCAAAAACTCAATAAACAAACCAAATAATATCAACTAACCCATCTCTGTGCTATGAGTATAGGCATAAATATCGCATCTAATATAACTTTATAACTATATTAGTAATTGCTATATTAATTTAATTATTTATATATAAAACTTAAATAAAAGATTATGTATACTGTATACGACATAAATATGAACCAATCCCAAACATTACAGAAAGCGTTTAATGATCACTTTGACGAGTTTATGGATGATATTGTAAATATATTTCCTCACGACATGGATATTAGAAGTTCAAGAAATACAATTAAAATGTTACGAAAGGCAAACCCCAAGCTTCTTATTCAGATATGGAACACGTATGTGTCAAGTAAATATGCTATGCAGATTGAACAAGGAGATATTACATTTTTTATTAATAACGATTATACTGAAGATGTAGACAATATGGAAAACTCTAGTCAAATTATGACAGCAATCGATAGACTTCGAAACCCTATAAAGGCAATGAGTGAAGAAAACCAAACTAAGACAATGAAATATATTCAAAACTTGAAAAAAATAGGAGACATGTATTTCTCAACTATTGCATAACAAGATAATATAGGAAATATAGATTAAAGTGAAACAAAAAGTACATTTTTGTTTATTTGTAATACAATAAGTTACAAACAAACATAAGGATATAGATCTATAATATAAAAACCAATGACCAGCAAGGAAGAAGAACTTAACGATATCCTCGAAAGTGCGTTGGATGAACAGTTTAAGGATGATCCAGTAGTTGATGATTGTGACGACGTTTCGGATACGGAGGAAAATGATGAGAAGGCGATTGAGATACCCAAGGATTTTGCAAAATTAATTAGTGACTTTATTAATGACGTCGCAACAACATTTCCAGAATATAAACCTATTATTCAGAAATGGTGGGGGTTTGATTCTTATACAGGATCACAACTTGCCAGTTTATTTTCACACTGTATGAATGTATATCCAGCCAGGTTTACGGATATTATATACCAAAAAGAAGATATTTTTGATGCAAACTCGAACGAGAACGTTGAATTTTTACCTGGAATTAGTTTCAAATATTTGTGGTCGTGTAATGATATTACTGACTCTACCAGAGACGTAATCTGGAAATATCTTCAAACAACTACTATTTGTGTTGTTGGAAGTATTGATAGCAACAATATGGATAAGACAATGAAAGAGGTTTTCGACAAATTAGATGAAGACACATTCAAAGATAACTTGTGTGAAACGATTGATCAAATCCAAGGTATTTTCAAAAAAGCCACAGATACATTAGATACACAAGATGATGTTGATGATGCGGATACCCCCCCAAATATTTCGGCTGAGGCCCCCCCAAATATTTCGGCTGATACATTCCAAGAAAATCTTGACAATTTAATTGGAGGGAAAATAGGAACACTTGCTGAAGAAATTATGAAGGATACCGTTGCAAACTTAAACGAAGACGACTTTGCAGGAGCAGAAACTCCATCGGACATTCTTAAAAAATTATTTGAAAATCCAGGAAGTCTTATCAGTATGGCACAAGGGGTGACCCAAAAATTACAGACTAAAATAGACTCAGGAGAATATAACCAAGAAGAGCTATTTAATGAAGCGAGTAATGTGTTGAAAAATGTCAAAAATATGCCAGGAGGTGAAATGATGCAGAACATGATGTCAAATCTTGCAAGATCTCAAACTGGAGGAGGTGAAGATGGTGAAGATGGTATGCCTGATTTGGGGAACTTAATGGCGACAATGTTAAATGGAGGTGGAATGAAAAAGGGTCAACGTGTAGACAATAATGCTCTCGATAGACAAACAAAGAAAAAGAACCAAATCACTGAAATGAAAAAACGTGCCGAACAAAGAAGCTCCCAACAGGCTGCAGCAATGATGGTTAAACAACTCGCAGAAGCATCGGCTCCATCTGTCCCGCAACTTACAGACGATGAAATTATTGCGATGATAGAAGATGGTGGAAATAAACAAGATGTCCAAACTTCAAACTCATCTGGAAAAACCTCATCAAAAAAGAAGAAACCTAAAAATAAAAAATAATAGGAAACTATATAAGTAATGTCAGATATATTTTGGGCATCAAAGCCACTTATTCTCATAGATAGGAACCAGATAACAAATGTATGGCCTACTTCAAGAATGCATTATATAGAAAAATTAAATGCAATTACTAGACTCACCATAGTACTGACCATTTTAGGATATTTAGTTCACCCAAGCACTCGTATCATTATGATTGGTATTGCTACTATATTGATAATTGTTCTAGTCCAACTTGGCTATAAAAAGACCGGAAACAAATTATTTGAACCACAAAACAAGGTTGTTTCTAATCTAGAGGGGTTTGGAAGCGCCGGGAGTGGAAAAATATTGTCGACAAACGCACAACTAACTAAAGAGCTTGGTCATAATTTTAGTCCAACTACTCCCCAAAACCCTATGTCAAACGTGCTACTTACTGATATACAAGATAATCCCAATAAAAAGTCTGCACCTCCATCTTTTTTACCAGAAGTTCACAGCAGTATAACATCTGCTACAAAAAAAATGATAGAAAGTGTAAATAAATCTAATCCGAATATTGATAAACGTATATTTAGTGGTTTAGGAGAAAATTTTGAGCTTGATACATCTATGCGACAGTTTACATCTAATGCGAATACAAGAATTACAAATGATCAGGGAGCATTTGCACAGTTTTTATATGGAAACATGCCATCATGCAAAGATGGCGATGTTATGATGTGTGGATCGAGTAATGGTGGTTCTCCACATCAACGATAATTTATTATGTTAACATTACATAACCTTTTTTTTTACAAATGATAATGTAAAAAATAATGTATCATTTATATATACAGTATATGGAACAGCCAACACCATTCGATAATACAACTCGTTTAGGGGTTGATAGTTGTGTTGTTGATCAGAGATCAATGCAAAACACGCAAACCTGTAACTATAATTTACAAAACTATTTCTTAGCAGAGTGTTCAATGAAACAACCTATTGAATTTGCAACAAGCCAACCAGCTATTAACTATAAAGGGGGTCATTTAGGTGCAGGAGGATGTAACGTAGATGTTAACTCCGACCTTCTTCTAGGAGCACTTCAAACACACCCTCGATCCAAAGTTGAACTATATCAACGTCCCTACTCCACAATCCCTTATCTAGGCAAAGGATCTGCCAATAGTGTAGACGAATCACGTATTCAACAAGGAGAAAGAGAAACAAATCGCCGATCGGTAAATCGTTTGTCTGAACAAACATATATGAACCACTCTACCACTCCTCTCCTTAGCAGCATTAATGACCGCATCAGTAACCCAGCAAACTCCATCGAAGAAGCTGCATCTAGTAATTGGGTAAGAGGAGGTATTGCATCTCGTGATGCAAACAGAGATAATAAATAATAAATAATAAATAATAAACAAAATAATAAACAATATAATAACAAGCATCCTTATTATATAGTTTAAACCGTAATATCATGAATACAAACAAAACGTATAATTGTGACATCTTACCTAGTTATATATTTTATGATAGCTCTTTTTCACACCTAATTTCAAAAATAAATATACATGTGCCCGAAGAGGTTATTGGCGAGTTTCGTGATGATAAAGAAGTAATAGATTATTTATACAAATCTGAATTGTCTTCTGTATTTAATGAGGAAAATATGGAACATATCGATTTTGAGAAATACGATACATTGTCTACTTTATTTAATCATGATGAAATTAAAATTTGTATACAAGCAATTAAAGATAAAAATATACTAGCCGCAAATATACAGGTAGTTATGAATAAAGAAGGTGTTGACACTTCTATAATTCCGTTGTTCTTTAGTTATCATCTATTTTTCTTTACACATTTATGTATCCAAGATATTGTTTTATTTGGGGATATAACAGAAGGTAGAATAAATGTTATTAAGGATGCAATCGAAAGTTTGTTATAAACTGAAATATAATGTATCTATATAATAATATACGCTATACAAGAAATCAATGGCATCTACAAGAAATAAAAACACCCGAGGTGACTACGCAATGGAACTCAACCGATCTATAAACAAACAAACTTATTTGTTAACTGAACAATACGGAATAGCAAGTAACACATATAATCCTGGTAATGGATTAGGTGGTGCACGTTTACCACAAAGCCACTTAGCAAACAACGCAGTAGACATTGAATCCTTCTTACGAGGAACCGGGGCAACTGATCTTACAAAGCCCCAACAAGCTTTTACTGCAGATCTCAAATGTGTACAAAATCTTAATATTTATCAACAACAAGCGGTTATCGTTCCTGAACAGTTTAACGCACAAACAGATCAACGCCCACTTGAACGTTAAATAAGAGTTAAAATATATACTTTGTGTATATGTTTTAACTATCAACAACCAAATATTTAATATTCTGGGTTATGCTTTTTAAACAAACAACCACCGCTTGTAAGACCTCTTATACTATCGAGAATAATAGAAGAGTCTTGAAAAGAACACGTTGATAACCATATTTTTATAATACAAAAGGATTTCTTTGGTGAAATTGTTATTCCAGTTATTGTATCTACAAACTTTTTATTTTCACTAAGTGTTTCGCCAACTAACATGTATGTAAGTTCTTTCCAAATAGAATATACTTGTTTATTAGTAACTTTATATGAAAAACATCCCCCGGTTCGATTAACTGGGTCTTCCCATACAGGGATCACGCCATTACGCATAATAAATAACATGCAGTTTGTAACCAAAACTTCAGGAAGAGTTTCTAACAATGCAATTGTCTCTTCAACACTTGCCATTTCATAAACTTTTTTATAACTCTTTATTGTCCAATCAGTATCGTGTGGAAGATGTGTCCATAATGTCCATTTCTTAGAAAGTTGATGATATTTATTTGTATTATCATTCTCATTCTCATTCTCATTTTCATTCTCATTTTCATTCTCATTCTCATTCTCATTATCATTATCTCCCGATTGTTTAAGGGCAGGCACTTCTGAAAAATGAGCAACCTCCATTATACTGTTACTTTATAGCTATAAAAGTATTTATTTATATGGGTTTATAAATCTATTAATATATACATCCAATCTTATTCAGTATTTATGCCATCTTCTAAAATAGTCAGTGTATTTTCATCGGTTAATGTATACATATTTACGTTTCCATCCATTACCTGTATGGTATAAGACTTTTCAAAGAAACACATTTTAAACTGTTCTTTTATAAGATACCATATTACATACTTGTCTATCTTGTTTCCTACTTGAATATAATTATCATTCTTTTTCATATCCAGAGAAAATGTTTCGTTCACATTTTCATCGATTTTAACCGTGACATCAAATGTAATAAATGAAACACTTGATGAGCATTCAACAGTAGATCTATCCAAAATACTATCTAGGGTTTTATCAACAAAAAAATTGTTTTGTTTTTTCAATATGATAATATCAAATCCAGTTTCATCTTCTTTATTTTTATCTAATAAAACATTGTTTCTTATATATAATGTATTATCAGATGAAACATATTTATTATCTTTAAAGTTATCAACAAATGGATCAAAATACGTATATTTATATGTACGATATTTTTTTATAATACTGTCTACCTTATATTCTAAAATAGTATACATATACATTGTTTTCTGACAAAGGTTTACAAAAAAACTCAGAACATGTTTATTCGCATATTGGCCATACAATGTTGCAATAATACCGCCCAAAACAGTTGCCCCAATAGGTATATACATAAATATATGTTTTAACTATAAACATATATCTATACTGTTTATAGTTAAAATTTAAATACTGCGTTAGACACAATTGTTTAATTGTTTAATTGTTGAACTCTGCTTCCCCGTTAACTAACTTTCCTACCATATCTTCTGGATCACCATTAACATCAATAGTATATAAGTCCCCGTTCATCTCATTTGTTGTGTAATAAGATACACCTTCAACATCTATTTCAAAAACACCTTCTTCCTCTTCCTCTTCCTCTTCCTCTTCTGGACTTGTGTGGTTAACCACACTTTCTGTTTCAGGAATGGCAACATCTGTATCGGTTTTTTTTGAATCAGGCGTAGCTACAAACTGTTCAAAATAGTTCATTGTCACTTTCTTTGTTTGTGTTTCATCCCCCATACTAACTACTTTGTTTGTTTTTGTTTCGTCTACATTCACATTACTCGGCTCATCTTTAGTGCTTATAGTATCCATTGACTTATTATCAGAACAACTTACTATTTCATCTGTTTTATCATGGCTAATTTCTAACTGAATATTCTCATTTACATTATAATCACCCGACTGAATACGTGCTAATTCATCTTTAAGTTCAGAAATCTTTTTCTCATGCTCATTTATTTCACGATTGATATATTGTATGTTAAATGCTTTCACTGACATATTAATGTGGTCTTCAATTATGCTGTTCATATCTAGCATAATTGGCTGAACATTTATGTTTAACGACTGTCTCTGCATTGTATTAAACTATTACATAAAATATGTTTAACTTAGTTTTTAATGTTATTTTAATTATTAGTTAGTGTATAAATTAGTTAGTGTATAAATTGTGTAAAATATTTAAAATTAATCACTTGAATATATACATAATTATGGAAAGAATAGTAGAACTACCAAGTGACGACAAAATTACTGAAATGTGTAATATTGTTTCAAGACAAACGAATTATACAATAGATGAAATAAAAGACAGGCTTATTGAGTATGACTATGTATATATGGACATCATAAAAGAATACATGGGAATAAAAAAAGACAAACCCAAACCAATAAAATCTTTAAACCAAGAGATATATCGACAAATCAGAATTAAATTAGATGACGCAACTAGAGATTTTAACGAAAAACAATACGAAAAAGTCGTCAATGAACTGAATATAAAAGACACATAAATTGATTACATAATAAAATCGTAGTAATATGTAATTTAGACTATTTACATATCATATCAATTAAATGGAGAACCCTTATCCAACTGGCTATCTTGAAATTGCAATTGGCCCTATGTTTTCTGGGAAAACCTCATGGTTACTTGAAATCTATAATCAACATACGTTTTGTTCAAAAAATGTTTTAGTCATAAACCATGCAGAGGATACTCGT